CAAAACTAAGTCCTTAGTTTCTGGCGCTCCTCATAGGTAGTGCCGCCCCAAATGCCATACATCCCTGCTGACAGGGCATAGTCAAAGCACCTTAGCCTTACTGGGCAATCGTTACAAATCTGCTTGGCTACATCCACCATGACCTGCCTAGATTCAGGGTCAGGCTCATCGTTTGGGAAGAATACGCTTGGCAACTCCGCACATTGGACACCATCGTTGTTTCTTATGGCTTCTTGCAACTCAATGTATTTGCGTTCAATCTGGCGTAATGTCATAGGTACACCTTAGAGTGATAACACGACAAATAGCAAAGCCACGCCGAAAGAGTTAGCGTGGCCTTGCGACAAGATGAAAAGAGAGGGAAACACCTTGCCAGTAAATAAACTACCAGCAGAAATAGACACGCTTCTTGAGGCAGTGCTACTTGGTGACTTTGCTAACGGCAGTCAAGAGTGGCACGACCTACGAGATGAGCCAGGCGCAGTAGGCGGATCAGACATTGCTCCGATTGCCGGACTATCACAATGGGAATCTGCAATTACCAAGTGGGCAAAAAAGACAAAGCAGATACCTGACGAGATAACACCAAATATGTCAATGCGACTTGGTACAAAGCTCGAAGCACCAATCCTAGAAATCTTTACCGAGGAACACCCAGAGCTAACTGTTTACGAAACAGGCACTTGGGCAAACAAAGAAAACCCTTGGGCAAGATCAAACCCTGACGGCCTTTATCAAACTGAAGATGGTAGCTGGGGAATTGTCGAAGTCAAGTTCTCACGCGACTACTGGACAGGTGTACCACAGGCTTATCGCGCACAAGTGCTTTGGTACATGAAGGTCTTTGGGATTAGACAAGCAAAGCTAGTCGCGCTCGCAGGGTCAAGCTATCAAGAGTATGACATTGAGTGGGATGAGTTTGAGGCGCAGATACTTTGGGATTCTGCGATTCGGTTTAGAGAAGCTTGCCTAGAAATGAAGATGCCTTACTGGGATGGAAGCAACTCCACACTAGAAACCATCAGGGCGCTTTCTCCTGGTATCACAGACACCGAAGTTGACCTTGATGATTTAGGTATGCACTACATAAATTCGGTCACAGAATTAGACAAGGCTACTGCCAAGATGACAGAGCTAAAAGCTAGAGTTATACAAGCAATGGATGGGGCAAAGCGAGGTCTAATCTTTGGCGAGCATTTTCTTAGCCTTAGATCAAGAGCTGGTGGAGCGCCGTTCCTACACCAAGAGAAAGGGAAATAAATGGCACACTTCAACCTCAATGAATATCAAACTGTTCAAGAACGCATTGATTTATTCTGGAAAAAATACCCAACAGGTCGGTTCAAGCTAGACATTGTTAGCATGACGGACAACCAAGTTGTAATCAAAGCTTCGGTCTGGACAGATAGGAACGACAAGCACCCAACCACTGTTGACTTTGCCGAAGAAAGAATTGGCACATCACCGGTAAACAAAATTAGCCATGTCGAGAACTGTGCCACAAGCAGTTTGGGCCGCGCAATTTCGGCTCTAGGCAATGAGTTTAGCCCAAAGGGTAAAAGACCTAGCCGAGAAGAAATGGATAAGGTTTCAAGAAATACAAAAGCAACAGCTAAGGATTGGTCAGCAATGGCAGACGCTTTAGGCGATGACATTGAGGGTCTACGATTGTTATACAGCGAAGCCAAAACAGGTGGAGCAACAACCGAAACACTCGACAAGATCAAGGCAATCGCTAATGGACTCGCAAGCAAAAAGGATACTGATTCAGTCAATCCTTGAATTACAGGAGTGCCTACAAGAACAATGGAAACTAGGCGAGCTAGAAATAGTTAGTAACCTATGGGACATACAAAGAGAACGAGCAGAGAGGCTCAAGCATGGAAATTATTACACCAGGCCACATAGTCGAGGAACTACAAAGGCTGACAAGGGAGATGGACAAGGGAGCTAACGCTCTCTACGATGCCGAGTGCAAGCTGGCAGATGCTGAGTCAGCTTATGACAGGGCAATCTCGCTGTCGTTTATCAATAACTCAGGGACTGTGGCAGACCGGCAAGCTGTGGCTAAGTTACAGGCAGTAGAAGAAAAGCTCAAGGCTGACCTAGCAAGGGCTGAATACAACAGGGTAAAGACCAAGATGAGAGCCTTGTCAGACCAAGCAACCATGATGGCTGTAATTAGCAAGAATGTCGAACTTCAGTGGAGAAACGCTTAGCTGGTAGCCTAGGCAGGTGATAGCCGAATCCTGCTCCTGTGGGGCCAAAATAAGAACTGATGACGCTCAGGCAATCAAACTTGTCCGAGAGTGGCGGCGTAGGCACACTTGTTTGACCGACAACACCGACAACACCGACATTGTTGAAGCAGTCAATGGTGGCGTAGCAGACACCACAATCGCTTTAGGATTCCAACCTGGTGAGATGCCAGCCAAAATTTATGATCCGTTCGATGACTAAGAAAGAGTTTGATAAGTACCTAGCGCGTGACAGAGGTTGCTGGCATTGTGGCAGTAATGGCGATGACCTAATACCTCACCACAGGCTTAACAGAGGCATGGGAAGCAAGAACTCAAAGGCAAGTGACCCAAGCAACATTATTGTCCTGTGTAGCCAGGCTAACGGCTTGCTAGAGAGCAATGCTAAGTTTGCCGAGCTAGGTAGAAAATTCGGTTGGAAACTTAGGCAGCACGAAACGCCGACTGAAGTGCCTATATTTGGTCATGGTGGTTGGTGGCTACTGAATGATAATTTTACAAAAGATTTGCTAGAAACGGAGCCAGAATACTTTTAGGTGCTAAAGTCCACCTAGGGAATTTACAAAAAGAGAGGGTAGCTACATGAGTATCGAAGCTGTGGCATTAGTTCTAAATCAATCAAAAGCAACCGGTAGGGCAAAGCTTGTCCTGATTGGAATTGCTAATCATCTTGGAGATCAAGGTGCTTGGCCCGCAATCAGCACCCTAGCTCGCTACGCCAATGCCTCAGAGCGTTCGGTCAAGCGTGACATCCAAGAACTTGTAGAGCTTGGTGAGCTTAGAGTCGAGATTCAAAACGCCCCAACTCGAACTCAATACAAGACCAATCTTTACTGGCTAACAATCGGGTCAGGGGTGACAGATTTGACATCAGGGGTGACAGACTGGGTAAGCAGGGGTGACAGCTCAGGTAAATCAGGGGTGACACCTGTTGGCACGCAAAACATAATATTAACCATCAAAGAATCATCAATGAAACAGACTGAAATTGACTTTGATAATTTCTGGAATCTTTACCCTAAAAAGGTCGCTAAGTCCGAAGCACTGAGAGCCTGGAATAAAGCAACTAAAAAGAAAACCGCTGATGAGTTATTGAAGCTGACCAAAGCCTACGCCGAGGGTAAGTTACCAGAAGATAAATACATTCCGTACCCTGCCTCATGGCTAAACAAAGAACTTTATGAGAGTGTTGAACTCGCTGAAGCAAAACCTTTGCCTAAGCTGTTTGTAGGGAGAATCAAATGACACAGTTCGAGCAGTCGGTAATCGGATCAATTCTGCTGACCAATGGCAAGGCGCTAGAGGAACTAACGCTAAGCCCATCAGACTTTGATGATTTACAAAACGAGAGAATCTATAAAACCCTGCTAGAGATGAAGGCAGGTCGCCAGCCGATTGATGTAATGACAGTCGGTGCAGCACTTCCAAGGCTCTCTGTTTATCTTCACGAGATTGTCACAGCTACGCCAACAGCAGCTTCGGTCAAGTTCTATGCCAGCAAGGTAATCGAAGAAGCCACAAGGCGTAGGTTGGCTCTTGCCGGAACGATGATTCACAGCAAAGCCCAGCATGAGGATTTGGCAACAGTCTTTGACACAGCCAAAAAAGAAATTGATGACCTAATTGATCGCAACTTGGCAGTCAAGCCAAGTTATGTTTCCGATGAGCTATTGCCATACCTAGATGAGATTGACAAGCCCAAGCACTATCCAGAAAGCCCTTGGCCTTTACTCAATGACATCATCACAGGATTCCGACCAGGTGCGCTTTACATAATCGGTGCAAGACCAGGTGTAGGTAAAACTATTGTCGGTTTACAGATTGCTTGGGAGCTGTCAAAGAAAGGCCCTGTATCTTTTCACAGCCTTGAGATGGGTAAGAGCGAACTCTACAACCGCATAATCAGCATGGAAGCTGAGGTTTACATCGGCAACATTGAGAAGGGTAATTTACAAGAGTGGGAGTGGGACAGGATTGCGAAGGTCAGACAAGACATTCAATCTCATCAGCTTGCTATCCATGACAAGTCAGGTCAGAACCTTTTGCAGATTAGGGCGCTCGCAAACAGCGTCAAGGGCAACAACAGACTTGAAGCGATTGTGGTGGACTACTTAGGACTCATTCAAGACACCGAGAGAGGTCGTAAGCGTTACGAAATGATTACCGACATTTCCATTGGACTAAAAAATTTAGCTAGGGATTTGAATGTGCCAGTAATTGCTCTTGCTCAGCTAAACCGAGGACCAGAGCAGCGCAAGGACTCCGAGCCGGACATGGCAGACCTAAGAGATTCAGGTGGGATTGAGCAGGATGCGGATGCAGTAATTCTGTTACACCGAGTCCAGACCGAAGAAGATCAGTTTGAGTGGCAAAAAAGCCAGATGATAATGAAGGTAGCTAAGAACCGACATGGTGGACTTGGAGAAGTCGCACTCAAGTTCGAGGGCCACCTTTCCAGAGTGATTGGGTAGGCTTATGGGGTGGATGACAATGTGGCCTTATGCTGCCGATGTGGTGCGACTTGGAAAGTCAACACGCATAAGCGCAAAAGAAAAGACCTCAAATGTCAGTCTTGCCGGATGCACCGAGCCTTGGTTATCAAGTATGGCTCAGAGAAGTGCATACCTTGGCAGGGTGACTTTGATAAGCAGACGCTCAGCATCCCTATTTTTGACGGCAAGCCAGTCCTACCTGGCACACGATCTTGTGGACACCTTGACTGCACCAATCCCAACCATGTCATAGGTAGCCACTAGAGTAAAACAACAAATCGAAAGGAAAAAGAGATGGCAATCATCAAAGTAAAAGGCACAGTTACCAAGGTATTTTGGGAAGCTAAAGGTCTTATTGTTACAGAGTCATACAAAGCTAAATCAGGCGAAACAGTTGAAAAGCAATTCACAGTTTGGCTAAAGTCACCAACCACACTAGATGTCGGTGACACAGTTCAAGTCGAGGGTCTAATGTCAGTCGAAATCGAGGCTTGGATGAATCAAGATGGCACACCAAAGCTAAACAGAGAAGGTCAGCCTGGTCAGTCAATCAAGGTCAGCATCAATAACCCGCAAGTAGTTCCAACAGACCCAATCAGCACTATCAAGGGAATCTTCGAGCCGACACACGAGCCAAGTCCCTTTTGAAAAATCTCCGTTGGTTATTCCCAGCCCTTACCGCCGGCATACTAATAAACCTATCTACGCACTCTACAAGCGGTCTTGATTGGTTGGGAATAACCTTCGGTTTGCTTTACACCTGGGCTGCCATAATGGGAGCATGGGAACTGTATGGCAGAGGTAAGCCTTAGCGTCATCGGCAACCCCGCAAGCCAAGGATCACACGCCATAATGAATGGCAGGATTGTCCAAGTAAATAGCACGAAGCACAAGGCGTGGCGTAAGGCCATAGTCCAAGTGGCAATCGCCACACTACCTAGCGACTGGGTTCCAATAGACGAGCCATGTGAGCTGATCGTCAATTTCTACATGCCAAAGCCAGCGTCAGTAAAACGCTCATTACCTACTGTCAGCCCTGACTTAGACAAGCTCATACGCGCCGTAGGCGACTCACTGACAGACTCAGGCATTGTTATTGACGACAGCCGCATAGTCCGTATTTCAGCTCGCAAGCTCTACGCCGAAGGCATTGAACCTGGGGCTACTATCCTTGTAAAAACCCTCACCTAGAGGTTTAGGGCGACACGCCGATAAAGGCAAAAAAACCTAGAAATTATCAAAAAAACCTAGAAACTGTGCTACTGTCTTTTTATGACCCAAATTGAGTCATAGAAGGGAAAGATGGTGGGCGTAAAAATCCTGCTTTACTTTGTTGCTTTATTTGCTGTCTTGCTACTTAGCTGGCAAATACAGACAGTTCACCCTGGCTGGGGATACACACTCGGAATGATTGGTGTGCTAACCGCCTTCTTTATTGCTATTCACTCGCTAACCAAAGGATCAAGACAATGAGCGAAAAAGAACTAGCCGAACGCATTATTGCTGAAGCTCAGCGTTGGACAGAAAACCAGTTCACACTACAAGGTCTAACACCTGGCAATGATTCGGTCAGCCGGAACGATGCTAAAGCTCGCATAGAGCTAGTCGAACACATCAAGCAAACCTACAAAGAAATGAGAGAAAATGCCTAATTACAATCCACAGCCACTTGAGTTTGCAGTCAATGACTTTCAGCCTCACCAATACAACTTTGGTGTTGCTAAGTCAGACGGAATCTACATGGGCAGGATGCTAATGAAGAACGAAGTGCTAAGTCTTATGAAGGCAGCGTACCCAGTTCCAACCAAAGCAATCGCTAGAGTCATCGAGGTTATTGAGAACATCGAAATCTATGTTGACCCCGAATACAACATTTCATCGAGGTAGCCATGAGCCTGACACCCTACGCAGAAGGATTCTACGCTGGCGTTTCTCATCAGCGCGAACAAATCCTAGAGTTTGTTGAAATACACAAAGATCAGAAAGTTGAAATAAGTGTTGACGACATTCTTCACGAAATAAACCACGCCATAAAAAAAGACATGGAAGCTCAGGTAAACGCCATGATGGATGGCAGCCTTGACAAGCTAATTAAGAACCTTGATGAGCTTGCCTACACAATCACCAAGATTGAGAACCAAGCAAAAGAGCTGATTGCCGAGGTGACTGAGAAACCATGAAGTCACCAATAAAAGGCGTACACCTAAGCACTAACTTTGACGCAACAGTTCTTAGATACTTTGACGAGAACGCAAAGCTACTGCTGTCAAAGCACAATGACTACGGCCCGACCAACATCAGCAACGCACCTGGTGGACCTATCAATGGCCTACGAGTCAGGATGCACGACAAGCTGGCAAGAATCAATCATCTAACTGACTCCGGTAACGCACCTGAGCATGAGGCATTGAGGGATTCTTTCATTGATCTTGCAAACTACGCAATTATCGGTTTGCTAGTCCTAGACGGAGAGTGGCCTGAGAAATGAAAGAAAACTTTATGAGTCCAACACGAAGCGATGAGTGGATGATGGGCTATGCACTTGGCAAGGCTCAAGGTAGGAACGGCGAAAGAGAACGGATCGTTGAGCTCTTGCAGACCTTACGCAATCAAGCACAGGAACGAAAACTGCCACAGTCTGCCAACATAAACAACATCATTACTATCGTGAAGGGAGATGCATAGTGATCGGATGGCGACCTAACCGAGAAGAACGGCGAGAACGGAAACTGACTGAGGCTTTTGGCAGAGGCTTTGCCAAGGGTTATGTTCAAGGGACAAAAGAAATGGCTGACTACCTGACTGAGCAGATTATCCACGCAATCAATCAGGATGCAGTCCTAAGAAGCACAGTAGATGTTGACACCATCGAAAGAGTGGTTGAGATTATTGAGGCGGTGAGGGACATTGGCAAAGCACAGAGCTGAGAGGCAACCTATAAACTGGCGCATCAAGCGAGTCCATTGGGCATACCAAATGCTAAAACTCAAAAGCCTACTGAAATCGTTCGTGACTAGGGGTACAAAATGACTCACTTTACAAATGCTGATGAGAGAG